GTTCAAACTGGCGTAGCTGAACTAGATAAAGCTTTCAATAGAGATTATTCTGAGCTAGTTAAAAGATTTAAAAAGTAATGGCAATTGTATTAGGTCAAAAATTAGTACAAGACACTAAAAAATTTGATGATTTTGCGGTGGGTATAACTTTGCCTATTCAAATTGGAAATACTGCTTTCAATCAAAGTTTTAAAACATTTGACCAAGCAAGTTCTAATATAAAAAATTTGTTACTTACAAAAAAAGGTGAAAGAATAATGCAACCTGAATTTGGAAGTGGATTGCAAGAATTGTTATTTGACTTTAATGACGATAGTTTAGCTGAAAAAATAGAAGAAACTATAACAAATGCAATAGAAACTTGGTTACCTTATATAACAATACAACAAATTGATGTGGAAGCATCAAACTATGATAAAGATACAAATTCAGTAAAAATATCAATAAAATTTAGTATATTAGGTAATGCTGAGTTAAACACAGTAACATTTAATGTAGCTTCTTAATAATTAAGATATGTCAATAACGATAACAAATAGAAATTTTAAAAATAAAGGAAAAGATATAAAATATCTTAATAAAGATTTTTCTTCTTTTAGAAATAATCTTATTGAATTTGCTAAAACATATTTTCCAAAAACTTATTCTGATTTTAATGAATCATCGCCAGGTATGATGTTTATTGAAATGGCATCATATATAGGAGATTCTTTATCTTACTATATAGATGATACACTAAAAGAATCTTTAATGGTATATGCGGAAGACCCGCAAAGCGTTTTAGCACTATCTCAATATTTAGGATATAAGCCAAAAGTATCATCCCCAGCAGTAACAACTTTATCGGTTTATCAATTAGTACCTTCTGTTGGTACTGGAATTAATAATATACCTGATTCAAAATATTATTTAAGAATCAAAGAAGGTATGTTAAGTAAATCTTCAAAAGCAGGTATTATATTTAGAACAACGGATATAGTAGATTTTTCAGATGAAACTGATAGAGAAATAACAATCTATCAAAGAGATGCAAATACCGGTGAACCATTATTTTATTTAGTAAAAAAATATGTACAGGCTATATCTGGTGAATTAAAACAAAAAGAAGTAACTTTTGATGCATATTCTCCATTTCAAAAAATTATATTGGATGATACAAATATAGTTGATATATACGATGTTAGAGATGGTAACGGAAATAAATGGTACGAAGTTCCATATTTGGCACAAGAAATGGTTTTCTTAGACGAACCAAATTTAGAAAAAAATGATCCTGATTTATATCAGTTTAAATCAACAGTACCATTTATATTAAAAACTATAAAAACATCAAGAAGATTTGTTGCTAAAGTAAATCAAAATAATACAACTACAATACAATTTGGAGCAGGAGATTCAACCGCATCGGATGAGCAATTAATTCCAAACCTTAAAAATGTAGGATTAGGATTACCAAATTCTATTGATAGATTGGATGAATCTTTTGACCCAACAAACTTTTTGAAAACAAAAACTTATGGAACATCTCCATCAAATACAACAATGACAGTAAAGTATTTAGTTGGTGGTGGGGTTGCATCAAATATTACAGTTGGTGAATTGACCAGAGTAAATAAAATAGAATTTGATGAAGATACGGAAGCATTTACAAGTGCAGAAAAAGCTATATACAATACAGTTAAAAGTTCTGTAGCAATTGATAATGAAGTTCCTGCAACCGGTGGTAAGGGTTCTGAAAGTTTAGAAGAAATAAGACAAAACGCATTAGCATTTTTTGGTGCACAAAATAGAGCAGTAACTGCAAAAGACTATCAGGTTAGAGCTTTATCTATGCCTGCAAAATATGGAGCAGTTGCAAAAGCTTACGCTGTTGCAGATGGTACATTAGATAACAATTCACCATCATCTATATTAGCTTCACCAAATCATTTGCAAGAATTTACGGATTTGGTTATGAGCTTTGTTAATAAGCCAGATTCGGAAGAACCAACTCAGCAAAGTGTAAAAGAAGAAATTACAAAATATTTGATTGGTAAAACTTCAAATGAAAATGAAAAGAACAATCCATTTGCAATAAATCTTTATTTATTAGGATATGATAATAATGGAAAACTTACAAATTTAAACAGAGGTGTTAAAGAAAATCTTAAAACCTATTTAAACGAATATAGAATTCTTACCGATGGTATTAATATGAATGATGGTTTTGTTATAAACATCGGACTTGAATTTGAAATTATAGTATTTAGTAATTACAATAAAAGTGAAGTTCTTTTAAAATGTATAAATGAATTAAAAGATTATTTTAGTATTGACAATTGGACATTTAACCAAACAATAAATTTAAGTGAGGTTGAACTACTTATAGCAAATGTAGAAGGAGTATCTTCAGTACCTATGCTAAAAATTGTTAATAAATGTGGTGGAAAATATTCATCAAATTCATATAATATAGAGGCTGCAACTAAAGATAAGATTGTTTATCCATCTTTAGACCCTTCGGTTTTTGAAATTAAGTTTCCTGACTCAGACATTAAAGGTAGAGTAAGATAATGGCATATTATTTTTTAACAGCATCAAAAGATGCAACGATTTATCTTCAACAACCCAATCAAAATACTGGGTTAGATGAGATATTAGAAATTAGCAAAGTTTATTATGGAAATATTAAAGATATATCGCATACTTTAATTAAATTTGAATTAGGATACTTATCTCAATCATTATCTTCTGGTAATTTTTCTATGAGCGATGCAACTTTGATAATGAGAGAAACAAAAACAGAAGAAATTCCTTTAAAATATTCATTATACGCTGATGCTATTAGTGGTAGTTGGGAAATGGGAAAAGGAACTAGATTTGATAATATTTCAACTCAAGGTGTAACTTGGAATTATAGAGAAGGAGATTCAAAATTAGATTGGTTAGAAAACAATTTTAACTCATACACAACAGCTAGTATTAATAGTGGTATTGGTGGTACTTGGTGGACTGGATATGGTTCATCTCAAAATTTTGATTATCAAACCGCTGATATTAATATGGATGTAAAGGATGTATTAAAAGCATGGATGAGTGGTTCTATCCCTAATGATGGATTTATATTAAAATTTGCAAATTCCTCAAATTCTAATTCTGTTGAAAGCGATACTATGGATTATGGTATTATCAAACTATTTAGCAAAGAAACAAATACAATATATCAACCTAAAATAAGAATAGGTTGGGATGACCAATCTTTTTCACCAGGCTCCTTAACAGCATTATCAGCAAATGATATTAAAGTTGGAATTACAAATTTAAAGAAAGAATATAAAGTTGGAACAACTCCTAAATTAAGAATTTTTGGTAGAGAATTATATCCATTAAAAACTTTTTCAAATTCTTTTTCATATAATACAATAAAGTATTTACCAGAGACAACATATTATCAAATAAGAGATTTTGCTTCAAATGATATTATAATTCCTTTTGGAAATTATTCTAAAGTAAGTTGTGATTCTGATGGAAATTATATTAAACCAAATTTTTCAAATTGGGAAGCTGGTAGAGTTTATAAAATAGAATTTAAAATTGATTCTAATGGAGATTCTCAATACTTTGATGATGAATTAACATTTAAAATTGTAAAAGATTAAATATGTTAAAAACAGGTCTACAAAATGAACAAAAGGTAGGTGAAATTTTAGTAAGTGGTTCTTTAGCCATAAAAACTAAAAATTCATTTGGCGTCCATATATTTAGCGGTTCGGTTGTAGATGATGGTATTGTAACTGGTAAATTAACAAAACCAAAATATAAAGAATCTGAACTTTTAAAATCAATAGATACTACAATTATAGAACTAATTCCAGTAGAACCACCTGTTTTACCTGAAATGGTTTTAAAAAGTTTGTATGATGCTGCACTTCAAGAAATAGCTAATAGAGATGTAATAATAACTAGATTAAATACGGAGATATTAGATTTGAGAGCAAAAGTCAAAGAATTAGAAATAGTAACTCAAAGTTTATTAATTCAATTGGATGCAAAAGATTTAGTAGTAGCATCGGCAGAAAATCAAACACAACAAGCAAATTCTAAAGTTGGTAGTACAATTGTAGAACTTCAAAATTCAATACAAAAAGCAACAGCAGAATCTATTCAGAGAGTTTCTTTATTTGCAAGAAATCAAACTTTAGAAAAGCAAGTAGAACAATTAAGAGAGGAATTATTTGGAAAAGCAGCAAAAATACAAGAAGGATATAAAGTAAGTTTAAGAGTTGTTAATTTTACTAAAAAACCAGTAACAATATCGTTTTCTCAAGATGGTGCAATTGCAGGTATATTTAATTCTATTTCATCTCTAACATTACAACCGGGTGAAAATAAAGGTTTAAAGTTATCAACAATTAATAGTAAAGTTGATGGATTTGCTCCAAGCGCAGGATTTAGTTTTGTTGGTGATAGTGAATATAATGGAAATTTAGTTTTAAAATCAGAAAAAGGAACTTTAAATATTCCTGTAGCATTACAAAAACAAAGTGGAAATCAATGGGGCTAAAATAAATAAAAATGGCAATAAAAACTTTTAAAGATATTATTGATTATAAAGGATACCGAATAAACTCAAAAGATAGAAAAATTTTTGAGGAAGGTAATTTACAAACTTTTTTTGGGTTTGGTGAAAGTGATGCTATTGAATTTATTGTTTATGATGTAAATGATAATCAACTTCCACAAATTAATGATGAATTGGTTAGGTATGTACCAATGACAACTCAAAATATTAAAGATTATTTTTTAGTTGCAGAGGGAACTTTATTTCAAAAAAATCAATTTCCATCTGAATATTTTGTTGATGCCGAGAGATTATTAAGAGAAGCTGGGTATGATAATGGTATATTTAAAACTCAAATTACTCTATTGAACAAAAGAGTTGGTAGTGAAAAAAACCAAGACAAACTTTGGATTTCAGAAATATCGCCATCAAGAACAGAGATTTATCTAAAAATGAAATTAAAGATATATGTAGAATGCTTTTGACAAATGCAGTAGATTATTATCTTACAAATTTAGAAATTAAAAAAACAGCAACTTCTGAAACAAAAACAGATTCAAGTGTAGATAATGTTTCTGATATTATGAAGAAATATACATCAAGTACAACAATTGATACTTCTATGCCTGAAAGAAAAATTGTTAAAATAGAAAAACCAATTATTGAAGATAAGCAATTGGAATTTAAAAGAAAATTGAAAAAAGAGCTTCCTATTATAATAGATACTCCGCCACCAATTGAAACTCCAATTGAATCTCCACCACATCAAGAACAGAGGTAAGGTTATTTCCAATTAGAAATGCAACTTACAATAATCCTGAATTAGAAAAACGATATAGCATGTTTATTGCAAATCAACAATTTAGAGATGATGTAATAAATTCAGCATTTATTTTTATTGAAAAAATAACACCCACAACAATAGGTGAGTTTATAAGAGGAAAATATACCGATGCTTGGTTTGAAAAATTTAAAGTAGAATATAAAATAACTAATTTTGATTCTTTAGTAACTAACATATATAATAAATTTATTGAATCTGCTACATATGCATTTACAAATAGAAATTCAATAATTAAAAGTAATAATTACGGTAAACCATTAAGTACAAAACCAAAATTAGATTTATCTAAAAATGAAATTAAAGATATATGTAGAATGCTTTTGACAAATGCAGTAGATTATTATCTTACAAATTTAGAAATTAAAAAAACAGCAACTTCTGAAACAAAAAC